GGGGGGATGGGTCTGCGGGGGAGCGGCATAGACATCGGTAAACGCTTCAAGGAACAAGTCCAAGAACTGTACAATCAGCCGGGTACCGGCAAGCCTTACAAGACGAACAAGGGTGGGGCGACCATTCACGTCCCCTCCGCGCCGGGTCGACCGCCAGCACGGCTGACCGGCAGACTCCACGACAGCGTGCAATACGCCGTTTACCGCAAACCCGGTCGGGGCGGGGGTGGCAAGTTCGTGCCCGGTTTCGGCAAGACCGAAATCGTGATCTACACGAGAGTCCCCTACGCCATGGACCTTGAGTCCGGCATCACTGGCAAAGGTAAGAAGATGGCTAAACGTCCGGCGTGGCTCCCCGTACATATCAAATGGGCGAGGCCGGGTGCGGGTCAGATGTTGATCGCGGCAGCGGTTCAGTTCGGCCAACCAGACAACTTCATCGCCGCAGAGCGAAGGGCGGCATCAGCAATGATGCTGGGGAACCCGGGTGGGATATTCACCCGCGAGATAGCGGCGGGTCGGTAATGGCCAGCGTTGCTTCTGCACTTCGCACCGTGATCACGGCAGCGAACATCACAAACATCACAACGAAGGTGTACCGGGATGTCGCCCCCGATTCGGAGACGTACCCATTTGTCACATTCGAAGACGACATCGCCCGCAGCCCAATGCTCTGGGGGGATGGTGTCGTGAAGGCTCGGGTTCGAAACATCTCAGTGGACCTATGGCAGTTGCTTGACGCTGAGGACACGACCCTTGTCGAATCCCTGCTCGCGGCTATTGACGGTGCCACTCTGGTTGGGGCCGACAAGACGATCTTTGGGTGTACTGTCCAAGACGTCGGGCGGTCTGTCCTCCCCGATGAGAACATCTGCCAGCACTCCCTGAACGTCGACATCTTCCACTCGAACTAATGGACTTCACAACTATCGCCGTCACTGGCACGTTTCTCCAGTCGGACGGGAGCGCCCCCGCCGAGGGGAATGTGACATTCATCGCTTCGACGAGCATGCAGGATTCGTCGAACAACCAGATCGTCGCCCCGACACTGAGTACCGGGACTCTCAATGGTTCGGGTTCAATCAGCGTGAACCTCACCGCCACGGACGACAGCACAACCCAGCCGTCGGGGGTGACCTATGAGGTCACTGAGAACATCGACGGTGCGGGCCAGAACAAGTACAGCATTGAGGTTCCCAGCGCCTCTAACGGAGCGACGCTGGACCTTGCTGACATCACCCCCGCTGTCACACCGATCATCACCTATTCGTATGCGACTCAGGCCTACGTCGACAGCGCTAGCACCTCCGCTGGGGGTATCTCATTCGAGGCTGGTAGTGGGCTCACATCAACGACGGTGCAGGCCGCGATTGAAGAGGTCCGCAACAAGTCGAAATACACCCACGACCAGTCATCTCCCACCACAACGTGGTCGATCACGCACAATCTCGGCTACAAGCCGAACGTCGCAGTGGTAGATACGTCGGACACCTTGTGCTTCGGCGACGTTGATTACACGAACGACAACGCCCTCGTTGTGACCTTCGCACAGTCCTTCGGTGGGAAGGCGTATCTTTCATAGGTAGGACGATCCTTTTTTGCAGCCTCGGGAGCGGTAAATGCCTAAATATCTAGTAAACGTAGATCTTAACCAGAACCAACTGGTCAAGGCCCGGGTAGAGAACCTCACTAGCGCCCCCGGCAGCCCTGTCAGTGGTCAGGTCTATTACAACACTGGCAACGCGACCCTTTACTTCTACAACGGGTCGGCGTGGATCGACTGCGGCGGGGAACTCGGCGAAGTAATTGCAGGCACCGGCTTAAGTGGGGGCGGATCCACAGGATCGGTTACCGTCAACTTGGCGAATACCGCTGTCACCGCTGGCTCCTACGGCAGCGCCACACAGGTCCCGAACTACACGGTCGATGCTCAGGGGCGCCTCACCGCAGCCGCCAACACAACCATCGCCGTTGCCTCAACTGCGGTTACGGACTTCACCGAAGCCGTGCAGGACGTTGCCGGTGCAGCAATCGTTGGTACAGCCAACGAGATCACCGTCACCT